TCAACCAGCGCGAACATTGCGGTGCAGGGTATTTATCACGCAAATGACAACGCCGACGATTTCGAGGTCGTCGGCGTCATATATGGCAATCGGCGGGTAAGCCGGGTTCTCGGCGCGCAGCTGCGCAACCGGGTACGTCACCAGCCTTTTAACAGTGAACTCCCCGCCGATATTGGCGACGACGATGTCGTTGTGTCTCGCGTGCAGGCTGAAGTCCACCAGCAAAAGGGAACCGTCGAGAATACCGGCATCGCGCATCGAGTCGCCGGCGACCCGCAGGACATAGGTGGATGAAGGATGTGCAATAAGGTGGGAAACGAGGTCAATGCCACTGTCGATATAATCGGCGGCGGGACTCGGAAAGCCTGCTGAAATCAGGTCTGCATAGAATGGGATATTGACTGGCGTAACTGGCCAGACGAGGGGGTGTATTTTCATTATGTACCTCCCGGTAAAATTACTGTGTATTTATACAGTAGTTTCAGGAGGTAACGAAATCAAGACGCAGCGGCCTATTAATCGTAACGGCAGGTAATGTTTTTTATCAGCAGAGCAGCCCATACGGGCCACTATGCCTTATCATTTTCCACTGACCGATTCGCTTTCAGAACCTTCTTTGGTGGCGCTTCCCGCAGCAATGAGGCTGGAAACTGACGCCTGCAGCCGGGCCTGTTCCATTTCAAGCGCAGCAATACGCGCCTTGTTGTCCTCATCACGCTGGCGCAGCGCTTTTATTGCAGCCAGAGCGTCAAGTAACATCGGCGTCTGGTCAAGCACCTTGTTTTCGCCAACATCCTTCACGTATTCCTTGTCAATCTGCATAATCTGCTGGGCGATAACGCCACGGCGCGCGACCGTTCAGGTTCATCCCACTTATAGCGGAACAGCTTAAACTCCATGCGGCTGATGTTGTCCAGCCCGGCTTCGACATTAAAATTCCCTTTAATATCTTTCAGCCGCTCATCTGAAACAGCGGCCATCGTGAATTCTCGCCAGGGTTGCCATACGCCGCCACTATCGCCGTTCTGAGAGCGAGCAAAGTAGCGAGATGCAGAAGCGTAGTTTCCCGTAAACTGGATGGCATAAGACGAATATTTTGTATTGGAGAAAGCCAGTATAGTTCCAGTTGACCCTGGGCTGTTTGCCGCACCAACATAACCAAAGGCAACATGGTTCGCCTTAATGTCATTCCAGTTAGTAACCGTTGCGTTTGAGCCGCCTGCCGAGTTTGCAATATCTCCGTGGTTAGTGAAAATCTGCTTCCAGCCATTCTGACCGCCAGGTTCGAAGTTACTTATTTCCGAAAGATAGCGACGGAAATACAAGCCGCCAGTATCCTGGTAATTAAAGTAAAGTTGCGTACTCCCGTTTAATCCATTCGCGCCATTTGGCAAAACCAGGAGTGATCCCGCCCTTACTTCCGGGTAACCGTTAGCAACAGATGCTTCCGCATTTTTAGGTTGCAGATAAATACCAGCACGGCTTAAATAAGCCTCATGACTGATGGTTCCAGTCAAACCGGCAGAAGGAGCGCGAGCCACCTGCATGTTTTCCCACGTTGCTGCAATATCAGTAGGTTTAAACGTTGTGGCTGTAACCTCGCCATTATCGGAAAAGATGCTCTTGATAAAATTGATTATCTTGAGCCAGCTTGGTCCGCTGAATGTCGAGCCATCTTTGAGAGTGACCGTGATATCGTCGCTGGCGCTGAAAACCTGTTGCCAGTTTGTCTTGTCGAGGTTAAGACCACGTAATGCTTCTGCGGTCTGTGAGGCAAGGGCCGCAGTAATTAAGCTTTGTGCTTCCTGCGGAACGGCAAACCAGGCGGCACCGCTCTGGGTTGGCCCTGTGTAATCACTAACAAGCATCAGTTGAGTGTTATTTGTGATTGCTTTAACGGGCAGTGTATAAGGAGTTCCACCAACTTTAACAACAATGAGATCGCCAGCTTTTAATTCCGTTGTGAATGATGTTCCATTACCAGTAACCGCAGCTGATTTATTGGTTAGCGTAAGAGTTCCTGCAGACATGACTGTCTCCTGAAATAAAAAAACCCGTCGAAGCGGGTTAAAGGTTTGGGATCATTCCATAGGGTATTTTATATCCTCTGGAATATATTGGCGTTTGGTTGTAGTTCTTCCCGTTCTGATTGATATACCTCAAGATTACAGAACCGGATTGCTGCTTTATGACTATCCCGTTCTTTGCGCCAACCCCCTCCTGATCCTCACTTATCGCCCCCATAAAACTCTCAAGAGGCATGAATGGCGTGCCAGAAACTGCAATCGTCAGTGTGTTGTTTTGCAGATCGTAATTTGGTGGAATTGTCAGAAATCCTAAAATCCTGGGCATGGTTGCCGCCGACTTTGCAGACCAGATCAGCTTGCCAGACGAATCGAAAACATCCATAAACCCGCTCTGAACGGCAACATCTGCTCTGGTTTTAGCCAGATTAACTTTGCCCGGAACGAACCAACTTGCGCCGGGTAAACCCCAGCCGCCAACCGACATTCGGAACCAGTTAAGCTGCCCGGGTTGATGGATGGCATTTGGTTCGTCAAGAAATGGAGCAAGCTCCCTTAATCTACCAAATCCTGGCACGTCACCATCAATACCACCGACAGTATCCATTCGTGGAGAAGCTACATAGGAAGAAAATAGCGGGGATGTATAATCGCTATTTACAGTAACAATTCCATCATCGTTTCTTACTTCGAAGCCGCTCATATAAAATTATATAAATCAATAGTTAAAGTATCAGCGAATGACGTCCCAGGAACAAAAAAGACAGTCACGCCACCATCATAACAAGATGTTCCCCATATCCGGGTTTGCATTAAAGTTGTCGTTATTGCGGCAAATGAACCCGACGCCGTAGCGCCGGGCATAGCAACATCGAATTGATTAACGCCTCCGGGCGCTTTTACTGTAATTCTCCCCCTGTACCTCACCATGTAATCGCCCAGGTCAACAACCAACCTTCCGCTGGCATCCCAGCACTGTAGTCCGGCCATCAGAAGAGCCCCATTCGCACGCGCAGGACATTATTGGCGTCCCAGATTTGCACGATGTTATTGGTTATTAACATGCGACCATTGCCGCCGCTGCCGTTAAGCTCGAAGTTTCCGTTTTTGTCCAGGCGCCAGCCAGTGCGACCTGCCACATAGTTCGTGGACTGTATGAATGCGCCAATTTTGGCACTGGTTATGGTGCCATCCTGAATAAAGGCAGAGCTCATAAACACCTGCCCGCCCACCACGGCAAATGGCGAGAACTGGCTGGCGCCGCTGCCGGTGGTCAGCACAAATTGATCGGCATTAAACGCAACACGCGTTACAACGGGCTGCCCGGCTTGCGCCAGTACCGCGATGCTCATACCTGCGCTGTAATAGTCGCCGTTAATCCGCACACCCGCCTTCAGGGTATGAATGGCCGTAGCCCCACTGGCATCCACCACGGCGGTCAGTTTGTCTTCCAGCGCGGCCGTGACACTGCCTATCTGCGCCTGGACCTGAGTGCTCATTTCCGCCAGAGCCTTATCAACGTCGGCGATAGTGGTTTTCACAACCAGAATATCGGCGCGCACTTCGCCATACTGCTTCCACTGATGATCGACCGTGGCGTTGTTCGCCAGTGCGTTCTGCATCACCGCCTCGATGTTAGTATCGATTTGCTGCTGCAGCGCCTGGCCGTCGGCACTGGTGAGAAAATCACCGGTAATATCACCCAGGTAATCCTCCGCGTTGTCGTTCGCCATGCCGCGCACCCAGCCAGTCCAGGCTGACTGGTTCCCGATGCGGTCCACCAGCCGCGCTCGATACCAGAAGACTTGCCCGGCGCGCAGACCAAGCTGCGTATAACTGTGCGCCGGATACGGCACATCCGAGAGCAGCAGCGCGTCGCTGCTGTCGGTCGCGGCGGCATACTGAATTTCAGTCATCAGCGTGTCGTCAGCACCGTCAGGGAAGTTCCAGTCGAGCTGGATGCCCCAGTTGATCGGCGTGGTGCGGAAGTTCAGCGGTACCGGCGGCTGTCCCACCTTGCCGGTCAGTGTCACTTCCACGCTGGTCTGCCAGACCGAGGCGACATCGCTGGCGTTCACGGCGCTGACGCGTGCCATGTACCGCCCGGCATAAATGCCCTGAACCTCAAAGCCGAGCGAACTCGTGCGCGGCACGTTCACCCAGTCACCGTTATCCTTACGCCACTGACATTCATACGCCACGGCGCCGGGCGCCGCGGGCCAGGCGACACGCAGGTTTCCACGCTGAGGCCCTGCACCACGCGGCTGTAACTGCTGAGGGTCACGGAGGCCGGCGGCGCCTGAACGCCCGGCGGAATGGCTGATACCGGACGCTCATCGAGCCGCGCGCCAGAATCAATGGCGGCATACTTATCCGGGTTGTGCTGCACCGCGCTGATGGTCCAGGTGCCGTCGTTGTTGTCTTCCACAGACGTGACCCGGTACTGCTGGATTGCCACATCCTGCGCATCCACCGACCAGACCGCCTCGCGTTCCGGCGTTTCGCTGAATACCGCAGACACCGTGACGTTGCGGCCGCTGACCGCCTGAAGGGTACGGGCCTGTGATTTTCCGGACGGCAGGTTGACGATAAGCCTGTCGCCTGCTTTTGCATCCGGCGCCCGGTCGAGCTTCAGCGCGCGACCGTTCACCTGACTAATACGCCCGCCCATCACCCGCCCGGACAGATACTGATCCGCCACGCCGATGATATGGCCCGGCAGCGGGAGCATGCCTTCGAGCCCCGTGGCGAAACTCACCATCCGGTCTTTAGCATTTGTCAGCAGCGCCCAGCGGCCGCGACGATTGGCCTCGGTACGCCGCGTGCAGCCGATGGCGGAGATCTGCGTCTGGCGCACACCATAGCGCCGCACCAGGTCGGGCTCCATCACCGCTTCCACTTCATCGGTGTAATGGTTCTCCGGGTTTGACCAGCTCACCATCGCCGTTGAATAGCGGTTCTTCTCGCTGCCGCTGGCGTAGGAGAATTTTCCGTCAATAACGTTGGCGCGGGTGTAGACATACGTCATATCGCGCGGCATGTCCGCCAGCGCGGCCAGCTGATTGCCGGCCCAGTAGGTCATGCCCCGGAAGATGCTCGCCAGGTCGCGCAGCACCGTAAATGCCTCGTTCTGACTCTGGATATACACATCGCAGAGAAAACGCGGCTCGGTACCGCTGCCGCCGGTACCGTCCGGCACGGGCTGATCGCAGTACTGCGCGATGCGGTAGAGCTCCCACTTGTCCACCTGCGTGGCGTCCAGACGGTCTCCGATCCCGAAACGGTCACTCAGCACCAGGTCGTAAAACACCCATGCGGGATTATTGCTCCAGGCCCATTTAAACGAGCCGTCCCAGGTGCCGGAATAGGTGCGCGCCACCGGATCGTATGTCGTGGGCACGCGGACTTGCCGCCCGCGGGCGCGTACGCTGATTTGCGGAATATTGCTGAACTGCTTCGCGTTGAACGACACAAAGAGCAGCGCGGTGTTCGGGTAGCGCAGCTTTGCATCGATGATTTCGGAATACGCTTCGATGTTCGTCGTATCCACGATACGACTGGAGGTGCTGTCCGCCGTCGTCCGGCTCACACGAAGCTGCCAGCCGGTCCGGGCAGGCGGAAGGTCAATGCGATGGCTGCGCTCATACAGGGAGGTGGTTTTACCGTCGAATGCACCGTTCAGCACCGTGGTATATCCGCCACCGTCAGTGGACAACTCAATTTTGTATTCGACGCGATAGCCCACCACATCCCCGTTGTCCTTCATGCGCTGCAGTGAAGGCACACCGAGACGCACCCGGACCGCAGAAAGCTGCGTGTTGCTGATGGCGCGCGTCCACGGCTGTGTGGCTTTAAGCTGAGTGTTAACGGTGATTTCATTTTCCACCGACGGTATGCCGGGAATGTAATCCTGCGTCTGGGTGCCAGGGCGAAATTCCCATTTCACATCGGGAAAATTAAGCGTGCCGTCAGCGCTGCGGATCGGGGTACCGTCGAGGAAAATATCTTTATCCGTCAGGCCGCCGGCGAACTCCCCCTCGCCCAGCGCCAGCAGTATTTTGGCCGTCGCGATCGACTGTAATGAATCAGGAGACTCCCGCGGCGTGCGTGAATTACCACCGCCACCCTTTTTGCCAGTTATTTTTTCCATACTGCGCCCATAAAAAAAGCGCCCGCAGGCGCTGTTATCAGACCGGCTTTCACTGGTCGTTGGTGTAGATGCCGGCGGAAACAATCGCACCGCCTATTTCACGCTCGCCATACAGGAGCCCGACGGGGTTACCCATTGCCGTGGTATTCACGGGCCCGCCGAACGCATAGCTCGGCGCGTTATCGGGGTCCTGACGCGATGCCAGTCCGCCGGGCTGGGGTGACAGCATCTGCACCACGCCGCCAATCATCATCGAACCGCCCATAAGGCCAATACTCATCGCCGTGCTGCCTGCAATGGCGCCAATACCCACGGGGCCAAGAGCAAGCGCTCCCACCACCAGCACAGCACCGAGAATGGTCTGCAGCACACCGCCACGCTTGCTTCCGGCAATCACCGGCGCGATGCGGATATCCGCTTCACCGCTGTTATGTTTCAGCTCGTCCTGGCCGATGTTCTTTTTCCCCCGGAACACGGCAAAGCGCAGGCCGCGCAGGTGCGCCGTCTGCATGTACTGCTCAAAACCCGGAAGAATGACCGACAGCGCGCGACAGGCTTCTGCAGGGCTGGTAATCACCAGCCGGTGCTCGCGACCGAACCGCGCGCCAAGCATGCCGTACAGCCTCACCGTTTTCAGTTCATTCATGGCAGATCCTTGTGTCTGACAATTTTGATGGTGCGCTCGCGCAGATAGCCGCCGTAAGGCGTTGCGCAGGAGAGCTGCCCGTACAGATGATGCAGTAGCTGGTTACCTTCCAGCAGAATACCGGCATGATTCACCACCGGCGCAGATATCTGCATCAGCACCATGTCACCGGGGCGCGGCTCTGTGACCTCGCGAAACCCCTCGGCATACCAGTTATCCATATAGAGATTTTCGCCCCGCTCCCACCACGGGTAATCCACGCTGTAGTTGCGAAGCGTCACGCCCTGCTGCCGGTGCCAGTCCATCACCAGCGACCAGCAGTCGGCATAACCAAGTTCAAAGGCGCGCCCCTCCAGCGGCCGTTCCCCGCGGGCGCAATGGTGCGCAGGTCGCCTTCCGGCCACGAGACGATTACCCAGGGGATGCCGTGGGCGTCGCACTGCAGCTGGTCGAGCTCGCTCGGCTGGGTGGTGGCGCCGTCGCCCGGGTGGGAATGTACAATGGCGGTGACGGTGCCCCAGTCTTCCGCCGCCGCGTAATCCTCCGGCGACAGCTCAAACTGCTCCTCCGGCGCGCTGGTGATGTTCCGGCACGGGAAATACCGCTCGACGCGGCTTTTCTGCGCCACCAGGCCGCAGCACTCGCGCGGGTATTCCGCCTCAGCATGGGCCAGGATATCGGCAATGGTTTTATCCCGCATGGTTACCTCCGGATCAGGCTGGCACCCGGAAAACCGCCGAAATCGAGCTGGACATCCGAACCAAAGCGTTTTTTACAGTCGGTCAGCAGGCCCGAGCATTTATCCTGTGCAGGATCGGTCACCGGGTTACCTTTCAGATCAAACATGCGCGGGCCGTTGTAGGTACAGCCGTCACCGCTGCGGTATTTGTTGCGGCAGGCCCAGGTGCAGACCGCCGTGATTTGCCGGGTCGGGATCAGCAGACCCTGCAGGTCCATCGGGCTGGAGAGGCGGAACTCCACCACTTCATTGTCTTCAGCCGCCTTGCTGTCGATGTAAAACACCTGGCGGAAGTACTGCCCCGGATCGGCAGACGGGTTGCCGTCGGGAAACGTGCGCACATCGAGATACTGGCCAAAAGTATCCAGAACAGTAACCTTCGCCTGTACCATGTCATCAAAGCGCAGGCAGAGCGCGGTCACCACGCCATCAAGGTTGGCGATGCGCAGCACCGGCTCCGCGCTCTGGCCGTCACTCGACGATGCCATCCCGGTAATTTCAAACGGCCAGGCACCGTATTCCTCGTCATCAAACCAGATGGATTTAGCGGCAAGCTTCGAGGTGTCGCCGCCGCTCGCCGCGATTTCTTCCGGCGTGTGGGGAATGGTGCAGGCGTGAAAGCGCAGCACGCCCGCGCCGAACGCCGAGCCATCGACGGTCACCAGGCGGACACTGTCGCCGGGCTCAAGCTTCTGAACGTCATTACTGATTGCCATAAGTACCTACGGAGCGAATGCCTGTGTGAAGGTTGCGGTGAGAGAGAAAATGCCACCGCCCGGCGCCGACGGGCGGTAGGCGTCACAGCGGTAAAGCCCCGCGCCTTTCAGCGGTGCCTGCCAGATGAATGAACGGCTGCCGCCATGTCTGTCCAGGAAATCCATAATCGCGGTGATGTAGCTTTCATCCCCGACGAATTCCAGATCCCATTTCTGACCGCGGGCGTTAATGCCGTCTCCCGACGCCTGGACGTACCCGTCGCCGAACTGCGCGCGGCGGAGGCGGTGAGTGACCTCGCCCCCGGCATTAATGCGCGGGCACCAGGTAAAGGTTTCGGTTGCCATGTTTCACCCATAAAAAAACCCGCCGTAGCGGGTTAGATTGAATTTATTTGCTTCCAGTTAGTTCTGCGACGCTTTTCCGCCAGTGCACTGATATTCCACGGATACGTTAGCCATAACACATGAACCAAAACCATCTGTCTGAGCACACTGTCTCGTTTGCCCACCAAATGCTTCAGCGCCGTCATAGCCCCACGTTTTGCATTTTTGAGCAGCAAGGGCAGCAGCTTGATTGAGATTTACTACGGGCTGTTCAAATTGTCCGACCGTGTATCCCATTCTGACAGTACCGTCAGCTTTACTACCACCCATTGGAACCATTTCTTTATTAACCGCACATCCAGCCAGAGATGACACCGCAAGGATTACTGCAATAATCTTTTTCACAATGATATTCCCTTATTAACAATCAGAAACATCTTAATCATAAGCATCTTTAACGCAACCTATAATTTTATGTTGCGCGAGATAATTCAAAGGATTTTCTTCTGAGAATGATCTGCTTCAAAAAACCGGATATTTAAAAAACCATATCAGCGCTTGCCCTGTGTGGCGTTCCATAACGGGGTGCCGGGCTTGCGCAGCTGCGAGTTGATGGTATCGAGAATGGCGCCGGTGAGCTGGTTAGCCACCGCACCGGCGGCGTTAGTGTTGCCCTGCGCACCACCTTTGTCGCCTGTAAAATTAATTGTCCCGATGCTGACGCTGACGCCCGCGCCGCCCTGCGTGCCGCTACCCAGCGCTTTTACGCCCAGCCTGCCGGTGGCGTCGCGGGTCAGCGGCATAATGGCTTCCGGTCCGGCCTCGCCCATCAGCCCAGCACCTTTGGCAAAGGCAAACATCGTGGGGCTACTAACTATGCTGCTGCTGAATTTACTCAGATCTGCAGATTCATAAACGCCGCCTTTGGCGTTAAGCTGAATGCCCGCAGCCGCAGAGTTATATGCACCAGAAGGCGTTGAACCAACTGCCGTAGACGCGCCGAAGCTGAACAACGAACCGATAGCACTGACGCCGTTTACCAACGCCATATTTAATGCAACCTTTTCGATCGTCTTCAGAACGCTTACACCCCAGTCTTTCCAACTGGCTTTATTATCGTTCAGCATATCGACAAGGTTATTTGTGATGCCGGACAGGGCATTCTGAACACCACTGGCCGCCTGCTGCGAATAATTCGATGCATCATCAACCCAATTAGCCAGCCCGTCCCGCGCACCGCTCATCCAGTCGGCGTTCAATTGGTCAATTTGCTGATAATAATTTTGGTAATCCCCGAGGCGTTGCGACAGTGCTTTATCAAGCTCAGCATTATAACGGTCATAATCCGCCTCGCTTTTAATGTCTCCGCGCTGATATCTTTGCTGTAAATCGGAGCGCTTTTCATTGAACTCGCGCTCAATATCGAGCTGTTCACGCATCCGATCACGAATTTTGTCACCCTGTCCAGCACCGATAATATCAGCGTTAAGAGAGGCTGAGGCGTTAGCATTTTCGCGCTGAAGGTTGGCGACATACTCAGCCAGTTTTAGATTTTCCTCGTTAGCCTTTTTGACAGCATTTAGGCGGTCAACTTCGGTAGCTAACTGCTCGAGCCGCTGTCGCTGCGTCTCATTTAGTCCTGAAAGTTTTCCATCAGCAATATCAAACTGAAGTTTCTGCTGCTCGGTCACTTCAAAAGATTTTTTGCCGGTAGTATCAATCAGCGCTATTTGGCGAAGATAATTCTGCTCCGTCGCCTTGAAGGTATTTTCAAGTTTCTTGCCAGAATTGTCGGTTACAGGCTTGCCGTTGACTTCCCCTGAACCAAGTTTAAAGCCAGAACTGGCTGTGCCCAGCACACCAGCAGCGTTGACAGGTAGGGTGGTCTGAAAATCCTTCATATCGCCGAGCCGTTTACGTAATTCATCGAGCTCTTTGCGACGAGAGTCTGTATCCATTCCGATCCGGTTTATATCTGCAAGAACACCCTTATCGTTCAGATCCGCCTCAAGGTTCTTTATACGCCGGGATATTTCAACACGGGATGCATTGGTCGCAAGCTGCTGCCCACCTTGGAAATTTTCTACCAACCTGCCAAGTTCTGATGCTGCCTTGCCAAGCCAGCCCACAAGAGAAGCAACACCACCAACCAGATCTGATAACCCCTGCAAGACTGCCGGATCGGTAAAAGTTTTTTTAAGATCATCAAGACCATTCTGGAGTGGCGATAGGTCAACCTTCGCCAGACCTGAAGCAATCTCAACCTTCAGGCCATTCGCCTGCGCCTCCATATCCTGAAATATTTGGCTTACTTTCAGTAAGTCATCAATGGATTTCGAATCTGGTGCAATCCCATAATCTTTAGCGAGCTGAATAAATTGCGTTAATTTTTGGTTATTATTATCAAAGAGAGGTAATAACTTCGATAAGTCGTTACCTAGACTTTCAAGAATATTAGTCTTTTCAGCGTTTGTATTTATTTTCCCGAGTGCTTCACCAATAGCTAATAGCTGCTTATCAGGAGTAACTTTTGAGAGTTTTTCCGCAGAAAGACCTAATGCATTCAGAGCATCGACTGCTTCACCTGATTTATTCAGAACAGCATCGCCAATTTTGTCCCCGATATCTTTGAAAATATCTGCTATCTGATCTCCAGAAACGCCGGCCTTTTCTGCGGCGAACCGCCAGGCTATCAATTCCTGAGTTGATAGGCGGAGAGACTTTGCCCAACGATCTATTTCTGTAATTTGCTCAGATGTGGATTTGAGCAAAGCAATGCCTGCAGAGGAAGCGGCAACTGCAGCACCGGTCGCCGCTGCGCCCATAGCAGCAATGGCAGCACCAGCGGCTTTAACATCCGACTCAACCTGTTTTCGCCATTTTGTTGAAGCGCGTTCGGCTTTGTCCATACCTGAGACAAAACCACCAACCTTGGCGATGAGGTCGATTGTCAATGTGCCGAGTGATTTGCCAGCCATATAACATCCTAAAATAAAAACCCGCCGAAGCGGGTTATATTAAAATCACATGGTAAATTGCTAGTTTATGCAAATAAAAACCAACATAACAATTAATTCAGCTCATTTTTGCTATAAAAAATATAGTAAATAAAACCCCTATTATAACTAACAATATCATCATGCATCCTGAAGGACCTTTCACCCTTAATTTGAAAGGGGCACCACACTTTGGACAAACATCAGCCTTGCTTGATACTTCCGCGCCACATTCTTTACATTTAATGAGTGCCATTTCACCTCCTCATTCAGATTTTGAGAGAATAACAGGGAATTGAACAATGGCAAAACATCAACCTGGTTTATCAATTCCAGGCATTCATAGCCTGCTCAAGGGAAATGGGTTGTTCACGAATATGCGGAGCAAAATCACATAGCCTGAAAGCTGGGTCATCTTTGCCACGATTTACGTTAGCCAGCACCGACGCCACCAGCGCGGCACCCCACTCTGTTCGCATCATCGGGTTCAGGCTTCCGTACTGGTTGCGGTATTTGACCCAGAGCTGAAACTCGCGGAAGCTGAGAGCTTCTTGCGCTTCGGCGATTGTCCTCCCACCGATGCCGTTGAGGACAAGTTCACACCAGATTTCGTCTTCTCCGGTAAGCTCGTCTTTCCCAGGTCGTTAACTTCCTGGATTGCCAGCAGTAGCGCGATAGTGAGCTGCCCGTCCAGCGCGCCCCGCTCGGGATCTGCTTCACCCGTGATATCGGCGGGGGTGAATACTGGCTTTCCTTCTTCGTCAAAGATGGAAGCGGCAATTCGGCCAGCAACCCCGTCAATATGCCCCTGCGCCGCCATTACATCTGTCATGGCAGTGTAATAGCCCATCGGCCGAATATAGACTGTTGCGGTAAGCTCCTGGCCGCCCTGTTTCCAGGTAATTTCTTTTTCAACCGGGCGCCCGGTAAACGCGCCAGCTTGTTTTAGTGAGTTGAGGGTAAGTTTCATAGCTGTTCCCAATATTAGTGAAATGTTACGGGGCAGCAGCCCCGCAAGTTAACTGCCTGCCTGCGCTTTTGGGATCCAGACGGCAGAGCCGGAACGCTGGATGGAGGCTGAAGTGGAAACGACGGTGTTAGCTGCGAAGTCGAAAGGGAAATCGGCTACGTACCCCTTAAATACGAACCAGGTACGGTCATCCGGCAGTGCCAGACCGTCTACCGCTCCCGTTGCACCAGAGGCGGCCGCCGTTGGTACTGAGTCACCGTCAGACCAACCAATGGCGAAAGTCAGCGCCTGATCTTCTTCATCGTCAGAAATTGACAGGTTATAAAGCATGATGTGACTGGCGTTTTTGGGGTCAGCGTTTAGTGTCGCCGTTGCCTGGCCGGGCGTGCGTAAGCCGCGTTTGTAGGTGCGGTCAAACTTTTCAGAAAGACAGGTATCCTCGATCTGGTCGGCAGGGTTACTCCCCGGGGTAAAACTGGTGATGCATTCAATTTCGCTCACCGCGCCTTTAGCCAGCACGAAGAGCTGAGTGCCTTGTGTCAATACAGACATGGGAATCTCCGGATATAAAAAAACCGGCTCAGGGCCGGTGCTTGTGGGTTATCGCCTGACTATCCAGTCAACATCGAAGGAGTAGCGGTAGCGCCTGGTTTCAGGGTCTTTTTCCTGTCCTCCCAGGCGCGTTATGTAAGCATGTGGCTCAATGGCGTCCCGCAGCGCGGCGGCCACGGCGATCACCTCATCCACCGTGTCGGCGTAGGCATCTACCTGCAGGGTGAACGAGTCGACATCGGGCCTTTGCTTGAGGTAATTCTCCGGCGAGCCGCTGACGTTCTGCCAGACAACGTAGGGGTAAACAACAGCATCATCCTGGCGGCCGAAGGGATAGAGGCGCACCGGGTCGGTTCCCAGTAACGCCGTTACCGTCGGGCTGGCAGCGCAGACGGAAAAGATAGGCGCGATCATGGTGGCACTCCTTTCTTTTGCGCGCGCTTAATGGCCCGGTCTATAGACTTTTCGTATTCGGTGGCGAACACGTTAACCACCTCGCCAACGCTGCTTTCCGCCGCCGGGCGCATGAAAGGCTGAGCGCGCATTTTCTCAGTACCGAACTCAATCAGGCGCCAGTGTGGGGTCGGCGCGTTCTCGCTGAGGTCAGGATGATTTTTCAGCACGGCGCCGTGCAGAACCCCAATGCGAAAGCCCAGATTGCCGGTTGTTTTGAAAAGCCTGCCGTTCCAGCGCATCGCCACGTTCGCGGCGATGCTACGCCCGGTTTCGGGGTCGTCAATGCGGCTGGCTTTCTCTTTTGCCTTATCGACAATCACGTTGCCGGCGCGCCGGAGCGCCGCCCGCCCGCCGCGCCGCCGCAGGTCATCACTGATGCTGTCCAGTTTACCTAGCAGCGAATCGATCCCGATTATGCTGAAATCAATGCCATCAGCCATCGTTAACCCCCCGGGAGCATGGCAGCGTCAGATATTCTCGCCCGGTTTTATCGTCCTCCAGCACGCCCTGAATGTCATAAATGCGTCCACGGTAAAGAATGCGGTGCTTATCCGTGACGTCATCACGCCAGCGGATGGTGATCCGCGTCGTTACCTCGTTCTGACCTGCTTTCGCAGCCACAAAATCGCGCGCGGAGAGGTCTGTAACGTTAGCCCATAGTTCAGTCACATCAGCCCAGCCATTCACGACCGCACCGGTGCCCGGGCTCTGCGTCTTAACCGGCTTCTGTAGCGTGATGCGCTTGTTGAGCTTTCCGGCCTGCATTCTCACCCCCTGGGCTTGCTGCTAAGGTAAGTGTGCTGTGGAAGTTCAACTTCACTCTCTTCCACTACCATTGACTGGTAGATCACCGCCGCCAGAGCCTCGTTTGACTCCGCCAGTCGGTTCATCGCTGCTGTCTGGGCTGCCATTGCAGTCAGCAGCTGGTTTACCTGTTGCTCGTTCATACGCGATTTTCATCCACTTTTTCAGCCATTCTCGCCGGGCGGCGCATCCATTACATGCCATGCTGCCCCCTATACGCCATAAATCCGATACGGCTGAAGAAGCGCTTCGGTGGAGAAATCCAGCGCGGACGTTGTGCTGCCGACACTGACCGTCTCGCGATTTGCATACCAATGCCCGATAAGCATTAGCATGGCCATTTCAATATCTTCGCCATAAAGCAGCGCGTCAGGGTCAGACAGGTAAAGCGGATCACCATTGTCATCGTAAAGATTTCGGCGGGTCGACTTCTCAACGTAGCGCGCCGCGGCTTTTATACTGGTTTCAATCCAGTCTTCGTCTGCGCTACTGACGGCATCAATTCGGCAGTGATGCTTAACCTTCTCTCTGGTCAGCATGCGCGCCCCTTATTTCTGCTTCTTTTTTGCTGCTGTCTGCTCTGCTTGTTCCGGCTGCTCCGGCTGCTCCGGCTGCTCCGGCTGCTCCGGCTGCTCCGGCTGCTCCGGCTGCTCCGCAGTATTTTTCTTCGACGGTGCGGCGGCGTAACCTTTTTTAAGCAATTCGCGACCATGCTGCTCAAGCGTCTCGAACTCAGTGCCTTCAGTCAGTACATTGCCTTCAAAATAGATGGGCTTGATAGCGATCAGCTTCATGACGTTCTCCTTCAGGGAAAAGAAAAGCGGCCCGGGAGCCGCTGTTAAGAATTACGCACCTCCACCGGCGGCAGGCGCAGTAAACGCACCATAGATGAACGCCTCCGGGCGTTTCACCGCCAGCGCAAGGCGCTCTTCACAACGAATCGAGATCATGTTCTTCTCGAAGTCATCGGCGTTTTCAGTGGAGATCACCACGTTGGCGTCTTCACGGTCGAAGATCTGCGCCGCTGCGTTGAAAGCACCGGTCAGGAACTTGCCCTGGAACGCTGCCGTTTCGGTCGCCACCACCGGCAGGCCCCAGAGGGTCGGACCGCTCAGCGCCGCCGGGTTCGCCAGGATGTAGCGGCCCAGACTGTCTTTGGTGAGCTCAATCTTCGCCCAGTCGATGAAGTGCAGAACATGGCCGGACGCCGGGAAGCGCGCCAGCTGTGCCTGCAGCATCGCCAGCCGCAGCACGTCAATTCCGTTCTGTTTCTCGACTTCAAACGCGGCGCTGAAGGCGGACGCCTGCGGCACGATGCCTTTCAGATGCGCGCCGGTGCCGTCGCCAAACAGGATTTCCTGCTCTTCGACATACTTCAGGCCATATCGCATTTCCGCATCAATCGTGGACTGCAGCTGCGCGAAGTCGTCCAGGATCTGCTTGGACGCTTTGAACATGTGCGCAATGGTGGTTACCGGGGTGATCTGGGTGGCGAACTGAATATCGCTGTACGGTTTGGCGGTACCTTCCGGGACCACTTTTGCCGCATTGGTGAAGCCCGTCTGCTGCACCCAGAAGATAGCCGGTGCCGCCGTGCGGCCGGGGGCGATCAGGTCACGGATGAACAGACGCTGTCTCGGTGCGGTGTCGATACCCGGCAGGCGTTGCGGCTCTACCACACCGGTTGGCACGTCAGTAGAGATCAGTGCGGCATTAACCGGCACGCTCACGCGCTTGCCACCTTCAACGCTGGCGGCGAACGCTTTAAGTGCTTCGCTGCTGATAACGGTCTGGCCGACGGTTTCGACCACTTTTGCTGCATTCGCCAGGGGCATCTGAGCGACCTGCTGCTCCAGCTCGCCGAGCGCGGCCTTGAGCGTCTTTTCCGCCTCTTTCAGGGCGTTAAACTCGGAGGCCATTTTGTCGACGGTTTCTTTAGTTTCTGCCGACAACTTGCCGGTTTTCTGGGCTTCTTTCAGCGCCTCTTCTGCTTTGGCGTTGAATTTGCCGGTGGCCTCTTCAATGCTGGCGCTGACTTTTTTCAGGATCTCGTTTACTTCAGACATAACATCTCCGTATTTACTGGGCAGCCGCTTTCAGTCCGCTAATGGCGGCTTCCAGACGGTCAATGGTTTCTTTTTCGATGGTGGCAGCGCTCGGCGTACCGTCAGGGGTGGCAGCAGCGCCCGGCGTGCTGCCCGATAAGGCTTTAAGCAGTTTCCGGCGTTCAGACCGTGGCGTGTTTGCTTTCGCCAGTAACGCATCAAGCTTGCGCAGCGCGGCGGCGGGGCTTTCCTCGTCGTCGGCGATTTCATCAGCAGACAGCAGGCTGTCAGCAAAGCCCTTTTCCACGGCTTCGCTGCCGCCAATATAGGTTTCACCGTCCATCATTTTGTCGACGGTGGCGGCGTCGAGGCCGCTGCGCGCCTGGTAGATATCGCTCATGGCTTTATCAAACGGCGCCATGTCAGTGGCAATCTGCGCCAGGTCGTGACGGTTGCCCATCGCATAGACCCAGCAGTTGTGGATCATGAGGAACGCGCCGCGGCCTATCTGCACTTCATCGCCTGCCATTGCGATAATCGACGCAGCAGAAGCTGCCAGTCCCAGCACTTTCACGGTAACTTTGCCGTCGTACTCACGAAGCAGGTTGTAAATCGCCAGCCCTTCGAACATGTCGCCGCCGGGGCTGTTGATGTTGACCGTAACGTCTTCGCCGTTAAGCGAACGAAGCGCACCGGCGATACGGCTCGCGGTCACGCCCTCGCCCCAGTAATCTGCGCCGATCACGTCAAAAATCGAGATACTGTTATCACCGTCGCGCGTCGCACGGATGCTACCGTTCCAGCGTTCCATCGCCGCAGCAGGCAGGTCTGGTTTTTCGCGCGCAAAAGGTCGCCCCTCCGGCGCCGCCGGAAGGCTTTTAATTGTCATGGATGCTCCTATGCCGCCTGCTTCAGCGGGGACTGTTCGAAGGGAATATCGGGGAAAACGTGACTGTGAAGCTGACGAAGCGCGGCCGCCTGCGCTGCCGGGCTGTTCTTTTTAAGGTCCTCAAGCGGCGTCAGGTTCAGCTGCACCGTGTAAATATCTCCACCCTCAATGGGAGGCAGATTTTCCAGCCGGCGCACATCATTGCGTGACATCCAGCCGTTCTGCAGCGCGCTGGTATAGTAGGCGGCGCGCCCTGCGCTGTCGGCACGCAGCAGCCCCTCAACAGAAAACTCGGCAAAAATGTCCTCTTCACCGTTCAGCAGGCAGCGGGAAATCTCCTGCTCAATATTGACCAGCAGTGGCCGCAGCGTATGGGTCAGAAACTGCAGGTTCATTCCCTCCAGGCTTGATGCCCAGCTGCTCTGCTTAGAGGTATGCCCGACCATAAACGGCGGCACGCGGAACCAGCGGCAGATTTCCTCAATGCCAAAAGAGCGCGTCTCCAGCATCTGAGCTGCTTCCGGATTCATCGTGACGTTCTGATATTTCAGACCGCCTTCAAGCACCATGATTTTCCCGGCATTCTTTGAACTGGTGAACTGTGCCATGTAGCTGCGCAGCCGTTCGCGTTGATCTTTATCCAGCGGCATTTCTGCTGAGAGAAAACCCGAGCTCTGCAGACCGTTCTCAAATATTTTGGCAGCCGACTCCTCGACCGCCATTGCGGCACCGATCACATCGCGCCCGGAACTCAGCGGCATCATGCCGCAGACCCCGTCAAGACCGAAGCCGCGAATGTGCATCAGGTTTCTTTCCGCAATGACACGCGCAGTACCGTTCTCGGTGTAGGTGTACTCAAGCCGGCCGGTATCGAGGCGTTTTACCACCATGTTCTGGGGAAGCAACGGTACCAGCGAGACCAGTTTGTTGCCGATAAACAGCTTCTCCACGAAGGCGTTTCCGCGAAGACAGATACTCGCCACCAGCATCAGCATAAACCGCGATGGTGTCATCTCCAGATTCGGCCGGCGACAAAGTACCTGGTAAACCTGATTCTGTTGGGCCAGCCTGCGCGAGCCGTCAGGCTGCCGCTCGTAAATCTTCAGCGGTAGCGTTGATATTGACTCGCTCAGCAGCCGGACGCAGGCCCAGACCGCTGACAGCTGGATGGCCTTATCCGCGGTGACCACCTTCCCGCTGCTGCTCGTACCGTACCATTCCTGCCAGAACGTCCCGTTGGTCAGGCTGATGGGGACGCCCAGCCAGTTAAGCAGGGCGCTTTTCACCCTGCCCGGCTGCTTATTTTTCTTCATCAGAAACCTACCATGATGGGATTATCAAAGAAGCCGCTCAGGTCCTGCTGGTCATTGCCACCGTTAACGAGCAGACGACTCATCGCGGTGAACAGCGCAGCCGGACCATCAATCTTGGCCTCAGGTGTCGATTTGTTGGGAAAGATGTTGTCGTTACGATCCGGCTTCACCGTGACGTTCGACATCATCCAGTTCATCACGGGGTGATTGCTGTGGTGGAACCGGCCGCCGTAAACCAGCGCCTCAACCTCTTTCATGGCTTCGGAGAAATTGCGCACCGTCTGCGGCACTTCAACCAGGGGTAAGCCCTCTTCAGCAAGCGCAAGGCTGAACTGGGTGGCGCTCCATGGATCGAAGCCAATCTCTTTGAGGCTCTCGCCGGTCACCCACTCCTGCAGTTCTTCTTTAATCTGGGCATGGTCGATCACATCACCATCAGTGAGGATGAGTTTGCCCAGCTCTGCCCACTTACGGTAAAGCTCAGCCATCTGCCGCGAGCATTTGTCCAGTCGTCCTTCTGGCAACCAGAACTTAAAGTCGGCATGAACGTGACCATCAGGGGATCGCCAGGCTTTTACGGCGGCGCAAATGTCGATTTTGTTCGCCAGGTCGACGCCGACCCACAGCGGGTAGGTTTTCAGCTCATGCGCCGGCGCGATAAATTCGCATTTATCCCACTTCAGCATGTCCATCCAGGAAGACTCGGCGGTCACCCAGATATTCATATGCTTGGTGAAAAAGTTAACCCGGGCGGACACCTGCTCTTTTGCTTTCTTCGCCAGGCGGCGCAGATCATCCCAGCGCTTACAGATACCAAGTCCGGGGTTAGCCTTCTGCCATACCGTTTCGTCGAACGGGTCGTCGCCGTCGTCCAGGGTGTAGATGATGGCGAAGAAGGTGTCGTCTTTGACCGCCCCCTCCACTTCACTGTTGAAACCGCGCAGCACCTTGATGGCGTAATCGCGCAGCTCGTAGCAGATGCCTTCTTTGTTAAAACCCGCGGTGGTAATACCAAACAGCAGGGACTGCAGGCGTGCGCCGGTCGCCGTCTCCAGAACGTCCCATACGTCACGGGTTTTATGAGCGTGCAGCTCGTCAACAATGCCGCAGTGAATATTCAGGCCGTCCAGGTTATTTGCGTCACTGGAAAGCGGCTCAAATTTAGAGGCACTTTGCTCCTGATAGATAGCCAGCTTGTTGAACTCGAACAGGCGCCCAAGCGTCGATTTCGCTTTTTTCACCATATTTTTGGCATCTTCGAAAACGATGCGCGCCTGGTCGCGGGTTGTGGCCGCAGAGTAGACCTCGGCCCCACCCTCGCCATCCGCGCCCGTCATGTACAGGCCAACCCCGGAAGAAAGTGTGGATTTGGCGTTCTTACGCGCCACCTCGTTGTAAGCGGTACGGAACCGCCGCACCATTACCGGGCGGCCGCTGCCATCATTTCGCAGCACCACCTTGTGGGTTTCCTCATCCACCAGCGGAATAACGAAACCGTAAATATTGATAAGGATGAAAACATGCCAGTCCATCAGGGCGATCGGCTGCCCGGCCTGAGCGCCTTTCACATGTGGAATGAACTTATAAAAATTCAGGATGTGCTGGGCGCGGGGCTCGCTGAAAAAAATACCCCGCGCCTCGCCGTTTTGCAGATCGTCCAGAAAACGCTGGCAGGCCAGCCGGACGTATTCACAGGCAATAATCTCCCCCGCCACGACGCGCTCGGCGTAGCGGATACCATCGGCAACCTTAGCCATTAATCCCTCGCTTTCATGAACTCAGCCAGCGGATCAACCGCGTCCGGCGTTCTGGCGCTGACCTTCGACCGGCTGGCTGGCGTCATCCCAAATTCTGCCAGCATGGCACGCAGCCGCTTCCAGGCATCTGCCTTCATCATGGCTGCCGGATGCGCCTTAATCAGTACATCCCCCGTCTGCGTTTCAGTGCGGTATGTATAGCCCTCGATTTCCAGCGTATCGTAGTGATGGCGGTACTCGGTATAAGCCTCAACCAGCAATTCGAGCGCGCGGGCGTCCAGCTGCGAAATGACGCCAACGGCATCCAGTTCTTCGGCCATTCGCTTAAACCAGTACTTCGCCTGTTTGTCGAAATGCTTTGGAGTTGGGGGTACCCCTGCAGGGGTTGTGGCTCGTCTTTATTGATCGGGCGTTTTGATGGGTTACCCCTCACCAAACGCAGATGGGTCGGGGTTTTCGGTGGTCCGGACATAATCGAAAACTCCTATTAATCATCGAGTGGGGGACCCCATAAAAAAGTTTTCTAACCTGCGGCGGTGTGAAAAAGGGTTAGGCGGCGGTCCTTAGTAGGCATGGCCCTGAACTTTCGACCCGCCCTCCCCTGTTGATGAGAATCGATATCATTACGACAGAAATGATTGCATTTGAAATCATTTGTCGATACTGATTCTCATTTGATGTTGTCATGCACCGATCTGCCGAGCTTCTTACTTGGAGGGCCGCTGTTACCGATGCGTGGGCTAAACACTTTGTTGATATCCCAGCCTGCTTTCAGTCGGTACTCAATCGAGTTGCGTGAAATGCCAAGGTACTCAGCCCATTCACTGAGACACATTGTCTTGCCATGAGCCGTGTAACGTCTGTGCGACTTATTTCTGTGGGTGGCCTTCATCTTTTCACTGCCGCGCTTCTGATTACACAAGGCGCAGCTGGCAACAAGGTTTGACTCAGCGTTATTGGTTTTGCAGTCATCGAGATGATCGACATGCATATCATCCCAGGTAACCATTGTGCCGCACCAATGGCAGCTGAAAGGGCCGTCACCATGGTGTTGGTGGTAGACGACGCGATGCTCATAGGCTCGGTTACTGTTACGGCTTAACGGGTGAGTGGGAGCATTTACCAGCACATAACCACCCGAGTGAATAAGGTTGCCTGGCTTGAGTGTGCTTAACTTTTCTGTCGAGCCATGTCGACGAACCCGCATGTAATGCTTTTCACAATACGGTGTGTTGTTGGCCCTTGTTGGCAATCCACACCCCTCAACGGAACAAGCAGGTCGCAATGCCTTAGCGCCGACGTGCGTGCGCCCTGAATCAATTAATGAATCAGTCATGCTTTCACCTGTAAGGGTCAGTTTCGGTTTAAGCGATCCCGTGCGGTTTTGGCTTTATGGCACTTGAAGCAGATCGCAACCAGATTGCTATCTTCATCGGTGCCGCCGTGTGCTTTGGGTTTGATGTGATCAACGGTAGTGGCAGGGACTGGCCTGCCGTTGCGCAGACACTCCTGGCAGATGTGCCTGTCACGTTTAAGGATGCGGGCGCGGATGATATCCCACTTACTGCCGTAGCCGCGCTGGTGGCGGCTCAGCCCTCGCTGGTGCTGCTGCCAGCCTTCATTACGGTGAGCCTCGCAGTAACCCGAACGGTCTGTAGTAGTGCCGGGACATCCGCGCTTGCGGCAAGCTCGAGGGATAGCGGATGGCATAGTGGTAGCTCCAATAAAAAAGCCACCAGCAAAACGGGTGGCTTCATGTTCATGACTGCTAAAGTTAAAGGTTTTTATTTATTCAGAAGCTGTTCAACGTTAATCAGTGCTGGTATGCCGAGGTGATTGCGCAGCTTATCAATCTGAGCAACAGTTTTCGGCCTCTCCGGTTTTGTTTCATATTGATAATAAAATTTAATTGAATTCACACCCCAGCATCTCAAAAGGATATATACGTCTTAGTATCAATTTAACGTACAGGTTTGTTCAGATAACTCTTAGAACACTAACTGTCGCTTGTTATATGAAATATATAGACAACACTTATTACCAGCTTGTTAGTAGAGTGGCTCCTACGTATAAGCATTGCTGAACCTTCATGTGTGAGTGCTATAAATCTCATCCTCGCAAAACATGAAATCAGTGCAACATCAGGGAAACAAGGCCAAAACTGCTTTTGCAATTAGTCGAATAACCAAAAAGCAGGATCTCCTGTTGTAGCCCCAGCCATGGGGCTTTTTTTTATCTTAAGCACTGCTCCCGAACATAAGCCTGCAATCCGCTCAACTGCCTGGTCACGGTCTCGATCCGCTCCCTGAGGGTGAAATAATCCCGTTCAGCGGCGTCAGTAAGTCGGGGGCTGGCTCCATCATCCACGCGGGTGGTGCCGGGCGCTCCCTGCGCGGAACAGGTGGCGTTGAGCTGCAGCCGCTTACGGCCAGCAGCCACATCGCGCTCAAGCTGAGCAATATTTTTCTGAGCATCCGCTAAGTCCTTCGTGTATTTGGCATCGAGAGTAGCCACATCCCGCTGACGGCGCTGCATATCCTCAATGTCATCTTTAGCCAGTTTTAATTCATGATTAACTTCGGTTAAAGATGCCTCTGCTTTTGTGAGCGAGGCCCGGTAATAAAGCGCAAATCCCACAGCGGCAAGCAAGAGTAGCGGCTTCCACCATGCCCGCACAAAGCCCCATAGCGCCGCCATCAGAGCACCCGGCGCGCTGCCGCATAGCGGGCCCGTCTGTCTTCCAGCCCGTTCTGCCCACCGTTAATAATCTGCGTGACGCGCAGCAAATCGCCCGGATATTTCAGGCAGCCTTTGCTGGTATAGAACCATGCTGCAGATCGCGCTGCGGTGGCGTCTTTGGAAAGCAGTTCCGGCGAGCTCACAAGGTCAAGTTTCAGCGCGGCGCCGCAATCGCGGTAATTCTCGAGCCCGGTGATCTGGATGAGCCCGCGTCCGCGATATTTCCAGCCATCACCCGGGGCGTTATTACCGAGGCGCTTGCTGTAAACCAGATTGGCGATCGCGCGCTGGCGTTCAAGGGGCAGCACCTTTTCATACGTGCGGCGGCCCAGCGTGTTGGCCTGATCCTGAGTTAACCGGCCAGCCCGGACAAAATCATTAAGCGCTGCGATGCTGTAGTTGAAGCTCTCTTCCAGCCTGGTAAAGCCGGTGCTTTCATGGCCGACCTGCGCGATGAACATTGCCTGGTCGACCGGCGCAGTGATGCCGTACTCGCACATCGCCGCATCAATATGCGGAAACCAGCGCGCAGCCAAGCTGGCGCTTAAACCAGCCGCCTGCTGAAATTGTTGTTGGTTCATTCGGGCCTCAGTACCTGAAACAGGCGCGCCACGTTGCCCCGGGCACGGAACACGGCGGCGCAGATGATTAAGTTGATGATGACCGACGCCCAGTGTGTGTGGACGTAAAAGTCGAAGAAGTAGCGGAACGGTACGGATGCATACGCCAGGATAATCAGGTATGCCAGCCATGATGCCCACCAGCGATGCCGGGCTCCGGGTTTACGGAACAGCATCAGCCTCAGCACAATGGCCGAGCACGTCGCCACGTTGGTCAGTACCAGCGGATCACTTATTACCATTGGCTCCTCCTCTCCACCGCTGGAACCACTGCGCGGGGTCTTGCTGGCTGGCGAACGTCAGGATTTTAATCGTCAGCGCAGAGAGGATAACGGCCCCCAGTGCATCAAGCGGCTTGTCGCTGTATTCCGTCCAGCTGGCAAGCTTGGAGCCCACCAGCCCCGCACCGTAAACGCCAGCGATGTACGAAACAACAAAATAGGCGGCGCGCCGGATCAGGGTCAGGTCTGCCGCGGTGGCAACATAAAAGACCGCACCGGCAAACGCGCCAAAAATTACGCCATAATCTGTGCCGGTAAGCAGTCCATAGATGCTTGCACCAGTAAGCGCAGCCCCTGCCGCGACAGTTCCCGAAACCGGATCGGACATGTAGCCCCCTCTATTGCTGTGCATCCTCTCTGAGCGAGGGGAAATGAAAAAGGCCCGCTGGAGCGAGCCTTGTATTTTGAGCCTATTGATTTAAAAGCATGTGGCTTGTTGAATTTAGGTCATGACCCAAGGGCAAGAGCTAAGATATGATAAGCATTGTGTATATGTGACAACTCTTATCACGTTACATCATTTTTTGCGGACCGCGGTAGTTTTTTTATTATCACGAAACGACTAAAAAAGGAATAAAAAAATGAGCATTACTTTTGATGATCGAGACGAATACCAACGAAAAAAAATTGCAGAAAAGTTGGCGCAAATTATTGATTCTTCTTTAGATATCTCGCCAACCGTCATAGATGGAAATTGGGGCACAGGCAAGACTGAATTCAGTCTAAAGCTTCTCAACTATATCTCAACTGAATACAAAAATAAAAAAGTTATTTATATCGACGCTTTCAAAGAAGATCATTGCGCAGACCCTTTGCTTTCTGTTACAGCTGCAATCGCCAATGCAATGCCTAGAGCAAAACAAAAAGCGCTCATAGAAAAAGCAATCCCGGCGTTAAAATTTACTGCAACAACAGCCCTTAAAGCCACGGCAGGCTGGGTATTAAAACAAGAAACAGACAACTTAACAGAAGATTTTCAGCAAGCCATAAAAGACACAAGCAATGCGGCCATTGATGGAACAATTGAAAACTTAATAAAAAATCATATGGAAGCTGAAACCAATATCAGTGCACTTAAAGAAAAAATCCGAGAGTTAGCCAGCGAAAATCAGATAATAATAATTGTTGACGAGCTTGACCGTTGCAAACCCAATTATTCCATCGATATGCTTGAGAAAATAAAGCATATATTTGATATAGAAAATGTATTCTTTATCCTTGTCACCAACCTTAGCCAGCTTAAGGCATCAATAAATCACCTATATGGGGCCTCTGTTAATGCTCAGATTTATTTGGATAAATTCATTAAGTATTCATTGACTTTACCAGAAACATTCAAGCCGGATGGTCACACTTTAACTCACACTTCAGAACATCATTGGCAAGGTTTGATTGCAAAATCTACGGATTTTAAAGATAGCGGAAACGTAGTGGAGCCTATTATCGGGGAGCTTCTGTCTATCAGGCCGTTATCCTTAAGAGAGACTGAAACCCTATTTAGATATTATAGTATTTTCCAGTCTCTTTCTAAAGTCCCTATAAGCAATCAAAAACTATACTCATACAATCTTGCAGCGCTTGTTGCTATTTATTTTTATTGCTTTGGAGATAAAAGAGATATTTCTAAATTCCCCTCTGATGATGCCATTATTTCGTTAGCTCATACTTTGGGAGTGATCACCCTCGAACCTGACACAACAAAACCACATATTATATCGCATTATAATTATGTACTTTATGGGCTAATTAAAGAAAATGGTGGCTCACCATCTAGTCTGTTACCATCTAATTATGAAAAACAGAAAAACCTTGAAACAATGTATGATACTCTTTCTGAAAGAGGTTTTAATCGCTTCAGTTTCATTAGAGTTTTTACATCAGTTTTTGAAACCTTATCTCTTACCTAATTATAGTGGGCCCTATGCAGGGCCCTTTTACTTTAAGTATCCATATCTAATTTTATGTTAATAGCAGATAAGCACCCTTCTATAAATCCTTCAGCCATCTGCATTTCAATTCGGATTAACTTTTCATCTTTCTTTCTAAATCGAGCTATGCTGCGTTTTGATAATCCGAAAAGGTAATGGGCCACCAGAAGGGAATGTTCATAGGGTCTACGTTGTTTTAACCGAGCAAGACAACTTTCTATAACCAAGGCATCGTTATCTGTACAAGCAAGCCGTGATTTACCAACTTGTGGTAATAGGCCTTTGAACCCTGCTGCAATGTGTGAATAGTCCACTCCCGAGTTATCACTTGCTGCCCATCCACCCCATAATTCTAAAACTCTTTGTATATCGCGCATTACTCTCTCCACAGATTTAACCCAGAACGCCGATCGCGAGCGCGCGGTCTAAAAAACGAAAAATAAGCTCCAGCTGTGAGCCATATTTTTCTTCGAATGCCACGGTGTCCCGATGGAGCTCGTCGTGATGCCTTCTGCACAAAGGCAATACGAAAAGGTCATGGGCTTTGGTACCCATCCCGCCCTGCCCGTGGCCGATCAGGTGATGGGGATCGTCTGCCCGCTGGTTGCAGCATGCGCAAGGCTGCTGCTTAACCCAGCGGGTGTATTTCTCGTTTTCCCAGCGGCGGCGCTTTGGCCGGAGCAGGTAACTTTCCGGCGACTCAGGGTCAATCATCAGCGCAACCACCTGTGTCTGTTGCTCCTGCGGCTTGTCGCAGTTCATCCGCGTCTTCACGGCGCAAACACGCTGCGCTTTCGTCTGCACCATTTCAGCCGCCGATGGCCCCAGCACAATATCGCTTTCCCGCGACACGCCTTCTACTGGTAAAGGGGGAAGACGCAGCGCGCGGCGCGCCACACTGTCCGGCAGCGCATCAGTGATATCCATCCTGACAGCCCACCAGCATAACTCCGGCAGAGTCAGCTCGTGGGTATCGTCAAAGGCAAGGGAACCGCGCGCGACGCTGATAATCCAGGCTATCACATTGGAACGGGCAATTGCTGACAGGCGCTCAGTAAAATGTTCGGCCAGCTGATTATCACAGTGCCAGCACAGACGCAGCGCGCCGGGCTCATGCCGCATCGTGGTCAGCTCATGGTGATGGTACTCACTGTGCGGCCACTGGCAGCAGCCCTGCTGCTTCATCAGCCAGTGCTCCAGAGCATTGATGCCACCGGCAGTCCGGATCACCCGCTCATCAGTAAAGAAGACCTGCAGTCCTTCGTCATCAGCCAGCGGCTGGTGTGCCGGCGGCACCGCGCCGCTCGGGAACCGTGCCATGCTTTCTGGCTGCACCTCCACCAGCACGCGCCCGTTTGCAAATATGGGCATCAGTTCCGGGCCGGGGCGAAGCAGCACGATACCCATTCCGCGCGCTATTTCCGGTGTTAACAGAGCTCTCACGCTGCGTTTCCCTTCGCTACATGCTCAGCCCACAGCCCACCTATCCACTTAACACCCTTCGCTGTGAAACGCGCCTGGCTGAACGCGTGGTTGGATGTCGTGGAGGTGCCCGTTTTCACCTCGAACCGTCCGGCATCAATATGCTGGTGGCGCGGCGTCAGCACCCCGCCGAGGCGGTACATAATCTCGTTGTCGATCAGGAACAGGCGGAAATCCGTCTCTTTGACTTTTAACAGCTTTGCCACCTGACGGAATGAGAGCGAACCGCTGGCGGAGCAGTAGCGATCCACAAACTCCACCTTTGGCGCAGCGGCGGCAAGTTCCTGTGTAAGTCTTTCCTTTTGCTCGGCCAGATCCGCAGCAAGGCGCAGTGCCTCCGGTAGCGACCGCGGCACGCTCATCTGCTGCCTGCTTTCCAGTTCCTGCCAGCGATCAACCAGACGCGCGGTAAACTCCGGGCATAGCTGCGCCACGATGACATAGCTGTCACGCTTGTTAACCAGGTAGTGATGGTATTCCTGCCTGTTCTGCGGATGGGTGTACGGCAATGCCGTATACTCATCAATGACGCTCTTCTTTATTAACCGCTCAATGGCGGTGCATACGTCGGTATGACGTGAACCTACAAGCGAGGCTATTTCCCGGCTGGACATAAAAAGCTCCTGACCTGCCAGCGCCGCATGATGCTTAGGGGAAAATGAAATCGGGTGTGTCTGGTTCATACGTTTCTCCATCTGTCAGGCGGCTGCACCCGCCACAAAGTTACTGATCGTGATTTCCACCTTCCCTTTGCTGGTTACCGGGCCCCATTCCACCAGCATCTTTTTCACCTGGCTGTCGTCCTCCCAGACATGGGCCAGCGTCAGAGCATCGAAAAGTGCCTTCAGATAGTTATCCAGATCGCGGCGTTTCCGGTCAGGTGGGTAAAGCACCACCTCCACCGCCAGCAGGCTGGTGACAGGCCTGGGTATGCGCCGCAGTTGCTCAACAACGGCAGCTGCGGCATTGCTCTGATATTTGCGCCCGTCTGCGCTGACAAGGTGACGGCCTTTTAGCGGCCCCTTAGTCGGGGCGCGCCAGTAGCTGTTAACGCTCGGGGGAAAAGGCAGGGTCAGCTTCATGCAATGGCACCCCGCGCTCTCAGGAAAGCCACCGCGCGATCGCGCGATTTGGCTTCACCTTCGACCATCGCACGCAGCAGAGAAACCGCTTCATCTTCTCTGGCAATGCCGTTGATGGTGATGCCGCGGGCGACACCTTTTGATAACGATATGGCGCCTTTCTTCTCCAGCGTACGCAGCATGTCGGTCGCAGCGTTGGGTGAAGCGGCCCCCATCAGCTGGGCCACTTCTTTCTGTGTCGGCGGGTAACCGTTTCGTCTCTGGAAATCCGCGAGCATATCCAGCACCTCCTGCTGGCGGACGGTTAAAGCAGAGGCAGAATTCATGCTGCTTTCTCCCGCGCGCCAGCCATTTCGCGAACGGAGGCTCTAAGCTGCCTAATGTTCCGCCAGTGCATGGTGTCAATTGCCCCGACAACCAGCAGAACCTCATCCATCGCCAGGCCATGCTGCTCTTCAGCTTCGCGAGCGACTGTCGCAAGCCGTTCGTGCATGTCTTTCCGCTCCGCATCGTCCTGAAAGACAAAATCATTGAGGTCCATGAACGCCCGCAGTTTCACACCGTTGATGTGCTCTTTGATCAGCGACTGCGCGCGCGAAATGACATCTGCGGTCACCGTCACCAGCATCGGGCTTTCCACAGAATCGGCGGCCCAGCTGTGAGCAAAGCGGGATTCATGAAAGGCATACGTCTCTTTGCTGCCGAACGCCGCGCATGCACAGGCCCATACCTCAACGCCGCTTCGCTCCAGGATGTCGGCTGCTGTCAGTGGCAACTCTGTTTCAGCAGCCTGCAGTTGCGGCTCAGTTTCTGAATGCGGCTCTGTTTCATCCTCATCGGGTTCCGGGCGGTTACTCATCAGCAGGCGTTCAGCCTGACGGCGTATCTGTACAATAAATGCATCGCCGCGCGCTTCCAGCTCGTCGCGGCTGATGTAGCTCATTGCCGGGCCGCGCCAGGTCCTATCGAATACCGCAATGGCACCCGCAAAAAACGCGCCGGACGGGATCTGCTTTTCGTCTTTAGGGACAAACCATGACGGAAGATCGAAACCGATGCGGCCACGGATAAAGGCGACGTGATCCGCGTCTTCCGGCCACCAGACCTCGCTGGTGGCCGCCTTAATCAAAAAGACGTACCGCCCGCCTTTTTCCCGCATCTCGCTGGCGTGCTGCATGATGTAACGCATGCCGGTGATGTACTCACCGTCGTGCCTGGACGCGCGGCTGTACGGCGGGTTGCCGAAGGCGGCGCCGTTGAGTTCGGCCAGACGCGCGGACCAGTCCTGCGTCAGCGCGTTATCTTCGGCGGTGTAATAAGCGTCACATTTGGCGTTCTCGCCATCAGAGAACAGGTCCAGTACGAGCGGGCCGAACATGGCGTTGATGCCCCAAAAAATATTGTCCGGCGTTCGCCACTGATCGCCGACTTCCTTAAGTTCGTGAGCCGGTTTGCTGCGCAGCGCCGCCAGCGCCTTGTTATAAGTATTCAACGCGTGCATCACAGTTCCCCCACATAGTTACCGGCCAGATAGCAACGGCCTTCCACGTAACCAACGCGGTTGCTCATCTTCAGGCACTGGGTACGCTTCTTCGCCAGCCGTTCGCGGTCCCGGTTACTCTTCGAGGCATCGAACGCAGCCAGGTAAACATGCGCGGCGCGGCGCCACAGATTCTGTCTTTCCAGCTGGCAGGCCAGCTCTTCAAAAACTTCGTGTTTCAGCTTCTCGTTTGTCATGATCTGAACCCCTCCGGAACCTGGCTGTAATCAACACCGGCATAGCTGGCTTTAAATGCGGTGTCGTCACGCTGCACACTGCGCTGCTTCCACTGCTGGCGGGACGGGCGTCCGCGCTCTTTCCAGCGGGTAGCGCTCAGCAGGTAGCCTTCAAGCTTGCTCGGGACGAACAGCGTCTGCGGGCGCATGTAGTCGTACATCTCCGTGTCGTGCCAGTGCTCGTGCTTGTAGTCGACAACGAGCTGCAGGTCGTCCACCGAATGACCTTCGCGCAGCGGCCCGGATGTTCTCCAGTGAGGATTTCGAGTTCTGGTAACGCGCGCCGGTGACCAGATTCAGGTGCTTCAGCACAGCAATCGCTTTATCGGTGATCAGCTGCTCAGCGTCGGGTTGCCGGGCAACCTGACAAAAAGTTGTTTTATCTGATGGTTCTTGTTTTGAAGTTACTGACGGATCGTGTCCAGATTCTGGACCCTGAGAAGCCCGGTTATTGCGGTTTTCCGGACGTTCAGATTCTGGACGTCCAGCTTCTGAACCTTCGGATTCTGAACGTCCAGATTCTGAATGTTCAGAAACTGGACCCTGAGAATAAGCACCGGCAGCCGCCTGGCGCAGGCGCGGCACGTTCAGTGTGTAGATGTTGGTACCGCTGCGCTGGCCCTGACGGCGTTCTTTACGGGTCAGCCATCCGTCACGCTCAAGCTCACCAACTGCGGTAATAACGGTGCTGCGACCGGCGCCAATCTGGCGCGCGATGGTGTCGACGCTGGGCCAGCTGATACCTTCATCGCTGGAAAAATCAGCCAGGCGCGCCAGGATCAGCAGCTTCGTTCCTTTGATTCCGGCACTCGCGCAGCCATCCCAGACATAGGCTGATAACTTAACGCTCATGCATCCACCCTTTTGAACTTCTCGCGGAACCGCTCAACAGGCTGCATGCAGTCGTGCGGGTAACCCGCGCGCCGGAAGATAACCTGTCGTTTTTCTGGGTCGTAACCGGTGACGTGGACTTCAGTTCCCCGCCAGTCGCGGTATCGTCTGTTGAGTTCCTGCACGCGAAAGCCTCCGCCTGGCGGTTAAACTCCCCTACCATCTGCTGAACGAGCTGGTAGCTGACGGGCACACAGTGGCCTGATACTCTCACTGCATACCGGTACTGCACCGGACCGGCTCCGCCCGGTACCGGCAGCGCAATAAGTTGCGACCTGCGGTAACGTGTTGTTAAACTGTTCATGCGTAGTTTCTCCACTATTGAAAAGACGCGCCCGACGCCTCGAGCTGCACACTCGGGGCGTCACCTTTTCTGGTGCTCATAAATACTTCCACTGCCTGGTCTGAAACCCCATACAGCGCCATAAAGCCCATGAACCCGTGGAACTGGTGGCGAATGGTCTTGCGAAACAGCTCAGAGAGCTTTTTGCGTTCATGACGGTCAATTACCCCATCCTCAGCCGCTTCAATCTGCGCCTGCGCCAGCTGGCCTTTCGCCGCGCTGGTTTTCATGTCGATCGCGAACAGGTCCACGTTGTCCATGCTTTCTGGCTTCGGAACGTCCACCAGCAGTTTGCCGACGCGCGCTGCGGCATATTCCGCCAGCATTGATACGCCGGACAGGTCCTCCATGCGCTCAAGTTCGGCCAGCGTGAAGAAGCGGCTGCCGCATTTCTGGTACATGTGGTTATGAAAGGTGTCGATGCTCATGCCGAGATCGGCAGCCATCCCGAGACGACCGGCGGGATGCGCCTTACACATCGCGCTTATTGCTGCTTTGATGTTGTCTACCATCTTGTTTGTCCTTTGGTAGTTACGGCTAAGCCGCTTTTTCGTTACGCTTTTGATAAAGCGAAGCGTCGTATTTGAGCTTTCCTTTGGTACGAGCAGCTGCTTCTGCTGCGCGACCTTTCGGGATTAATTGCCCGGGTCTTGTACGCCATTGATAAAAAGCTTCTGGCGATACTCCAAAAAACTCAGCAGCCTTGTTCGGTGAGCCAAAATACTGCTCAAGTTCAGTCGTGGTCATAGCGTCCTCCTAAGAATATTTAGATATTATGATCTAATCTTTTTTAGGTCAATAAAAACTAAGATTACTTAGGTTTTCATTTCTAAGGGTTGAATCGTGGGAACACTTGGCACGCGGTTAAAGGAATTAAGGAAGCAAAGAAAGCTTACCCAAGGCCAGCTCGGTAAAGCGCTCGGGGTTTCAGATGTGACGGTTGGATACTGGGAAAGGGATTTGAACGTGCCAGGCGGTAAATCGCTAACAAAGCTCGCTCAATACCTTGGCGTAAGTGAAGGGTTTCTCTTGTACGGTCGGGAAGATGAAGCTAACGTTGGACCTGCACCTGTTGCCGCGCAACAAATCCCGATCATTAGCTATGTCCAGGCTGGTGCCTGGTCAGCTGAGTGCGACGCCAGAAATCTTGATGGAACGGTGGATTATATTTTGACGTCAGAGTTTCATTCTCGTTGCACCTTTGCCCTCAAGGTCAAAGGAAAATCTATGGAACCCGATTTTGTTGAAGGCGATGTAATCATCGTAGATCCCGAATTACGCCCCGGCCCAGGCGATTACGTTGTCGCTAAGAATGGCGGTGACGAAGCCACATTTAAGAAGTATCGAGCACGCGGAGTCAGCGAATCCGGCGAAGAAATATTTGAACTCGTGCCGCTCAACGAAGACTACGCTGTCAGAAATTCCGCTAAAGAAAAAATTCATATCATCGGGGTGGTTGTCGAACACCGCCGGATGATGCGCCGCAAGTAGATCTTTCCCCACCTCAGAAAATCTAAATTAGTTTAGGTTTTCTACTTGACCTTTAATCTAAGTTATTTTAGATTTTCATAAATGAAAGCGAACAGGCAGGACGCCCATTAAGTAGCCGCCGGTGGTGCATGAATGACCAGATGATTCGCGCAGTATTTATAAAACCAAGCCGTAAGACTCTTTGTGGCGGGCCTTTCTTCCTCGATGTCACGGTCCCGTTAATTTTTACGCAACACACAAGAGCATCACCGGGTGACGGGCTCATAACCGAATCCACCCGGGCGGGACTCCTATACCGCAGGTGCATTTCTGTGTTGTGTGGAGAAACTACCTAGCGGCCAGTGCAGATGGCCGCCCCCTTTCACGGGAGTGATAAAACCTGTTTAAACAGACTTACCCCATTTCGCATGGGTAGGGTTGCTACAACCAAAAGACAGCGCGGTGCAGCGCAAAATTAAGTGGAGGAACACGCATTGAATTACGAAAAAACGAAGGAGCTCGCGAAATCAGGCCACCAGTTGGTGGTGCTTTTGGGCACACAGAACGGCATGCATGAAGCCGCCTCTCTTGTTCAGCGTATGGCCGGGCATCTCGATCTCTTAGCTGTAGTGTTAAACGAAAAGACGAAGCTGTGCGAAGCCTTGACGGCGGAGAACTCCTGTCTACTACATAAAACTACCAGCGAGTTGTCGCAAGGTATCAGGAATGCGATCGATACCTGCTCTGACTATCTGGATACTGACTGCGTAATGGAAAGATTGGATATCAGTTATGAACAAGCAGAGCTGCGTACAGCTGGCGCAACTGAACTGCATGATGCTCTGGTCGCATTGGCAAATTCATTGAGCGAATGCGGTGCATCATGAACAAAAAAACAGATTACCGCGCAATCGTCGAGCGCATCGCAGAAATTCTGCATGGCAGCGTCACGGATGTGGATCTGCTGACCATTACTGTGCAGGCGATGAAAGAACGAAACAAGAAGCTTGAACGACAACGCCAATTATCGTTCAGGAACGACAGGGCTGTAAATGAACCGACAGTTATATGGTCGCCAGCTGAGAGATGCGATGTATGCATTGAAGGCGCCAGAGGCGGGTGTTCTTCATGCGTTTTTAATCAGAAATAGCCGGGTGCAGCCGGTACAAGTGGAGGAATTATGCTGAACCTCGATTGTGTTCCCATCTCAACTTATTGCAAAGAAACTGGCGAGACACCGGATGCCATCACCAAACGTGTACAGCGCGGCGTTTGGCGTGAAGGTGTGCAGGTGCTGAAGGTCGAAGGCGTTAAGGAAAGATGGATTGATCTAAATGAGGTTGCTAAATGGGCAAGACAGAGCTGCCTAAGCTCCCGCGCGGCGTGACCGTAAGAAAGCACAGCCAGGGAGAGACAATTAATATTACTTTCACTTATAAAGGAGTTAAGTGCCGTGAGCCGCTCTCAAATCTTGAGGTGAACAGTAAGAACCTGAAATACGCCGAGCGTACCCTCGGCGAAATTTATAATAAAATTGAGCGCGGGACATTCGTTTATGCTGAATATTTCCCGCGATCAGCACGCCTGAAGATATTCGGAAATGCAGCTGCTGGGAAAACCGTCAAGATGTACCTGGACGAGTATATTGGCATTTGCGAAACCCGAAAATTATCACCTTCAACGATCGGTGGTTATAAAAAATGCCGTAGCGCCCTGGCCTCGCTTCATGCATTCCCTGCCAGTGAACTTACTCCAGCGGCAATGAAAGCTTGGATACAGAGCCGAACCACGACTTTAAAGACGGTTCGTAATCAGCTCTCATTTCTTCGCTCTGCGCTTGATGAGGCAGTAACAGATGGCGTGCTGCAAATAAATCCGGTGTCGCTGGTTACCGCTGCTCGATATCAGAGCGATAAATCCAGCGCGGACAGTGATTATATTGTCGATCCGCTGTCGCCGGTTGAGGTGGATGCTCTTATCTCTTCCGCTGGTAATAAGCAATGGGAAAATCTTTTCATGTTTGCTATCCAGACAGGCTTGCGCAGCTCGGAACTGTGTGCGTTGCGCTGGCGCGATATCGACTTTATCGGAAGGACAGCACACGTGCAGAACGCGAGTGTAGTCGGCGTGATAAAAGGGACAAAGACAAAAGCCGGTACTCGTAAAGTGGAACTCAATGAGCAAGCTATGGCTGTTCTAGCATCACAGAAGGCATTTACCTTCATGAAAGACGCAACCATATTTGAGGATCCGAAAACAAACAAACCATGGGCCAGCGCCGATGCGATACGTAAAAAAGCATGGGTGCCTACATTGCGTAAAGCGGGGATTCGTTACCGCAACCCTTATCAAACGCGGCACACCTTTGCTACTCGGCACATCAGCCAAGGAGCTAATCTTTTCTGGCTTGCTGGCCAGATGGGTCATAAGGGGCCAGAAATGCTCTTTAGACATTATGGATCGTACTTAAAAGAATACGACATAATGAATGAGCAAGCAGTAAATAAAAAAACCTAGTCTTTTTTCACTGCCAAGGCTTTTGTTACTGTATCAAGAGCCTTTTCATAAATTGATTCTGGTGCTGAACCCATCCTAATTTCATTAGCAGACAAAACCTCAATTAATTTTATAGTTTTATCTATATCGCCATTTGCAGCCATAAACGCTGTAGCCTGAGTATCATATCTTGCTGATAACTGCGCGTAATACCTTATAAACATAAGAGTAATTTTTATTGTATATAATCCCATGAAAATAATTGTTAAAGTAAGAACTCCAGAGGTAATAGCCCTTGCTATCTGGTTAGTAATTACACTACCTTTAAAAGCTTCTAAAGCGGAAGCAACATTGTTAATAGCACTATCTAATTCTTTCATTGCTTCATCCCTGGTTTTTCCTCACCTGTTTTGGAAGTCCTTTGAGGAGGAGTATTTTTACCGATTAAGATGTCAGTAATGTATCCCCCCAACAATCCAACAGGTGTATCTTTTTCAGTTATCTTATATGCATTGTAGAAAAGAAAACTTATAACTACGATTAAAGTATATATAAGACCTATACTTGTATATTTTGCAATTCGGGCTTGATTCTTCAGACTCTTAACTACAGCATCTATTTCATATGTTTCCAT